TCTCAAAGTGCACCTTCATGGCACCATAATACGAATGTCTAAACGTGAATTTATTCAGAAACATTGGAAGGGGGTATTGTGATTGAACCTTGATAAGCTAATAGCTATCTTTGACGCTGATTGGGACGAGTCCAAGCATCCACGTGCAAAGAATGGCCAGTTTGGCAAAGGCAACGGCGGAAGCAGTGCACCGGCTAAAGAAAAGAAAAAGTCCACTATGAGTAAATCATATAAGGCTCTTTCCTCTGGTCAGAAAGCAGATGCTAAAGCCAACGTAGCTAGCCAGATTAAGTCGATGAGCAAAGAGAAACAAATCTCTGTTGCTAATCGTGTGTTGAAAGCACAAGGCAAAGAGCCTATTGTGGCCAACAAAGACGGCACTTATACGTGGACTAATAAAGGTGAACGTGTGACTACACAGAAGCCACCTCGTATCAAGTCCGATAAGTTAGCCCGTGCTATTGTCTCTAATGGATATGCTGTGCCTGGTATCAAAACTGGTGTAAGTGCTACCTCATCAGAGCCTAAAGCGAAAGCACCATCTTTACGTGAAACACCGGACTGGGGCGGTGGTCAGACTAGTACTAAGCTCTCTAAGGAAGAGCAACGTACTGCTGCCAGGTATATATGGACAGCGGTCAATAATGTGATTGAGGGCCAACAACTGACTTATCCAAACAAGTCTAAGTCTCAAATTGATAACCAGTACAGATATGCTGGTAACTTGATTGAAGACCGATTGAAGTCAGGCAAGTTTAATTCTATGAATGAAGTCCTAAAAGATATTGAGAAATCAAAACCGAACAGCGACTATCAAGCCGCTAAGAAAGTAGCTGGACGTGCTGCTTACCTTGGACTTATTCCGAAAGGCAGTTCTAATGAAGGTGGTATGACTAAAGAGCAACTCAGTGCAGCTGCTAGACAAGCCGCTAAGATGAACGCACCCGAAAAAAAAAGCTCAGTTGAAGGCTTTGTAGGGGCTAAGCCTTTGCATAATCAAGTTGTTAAAATGGGTAAAGAAACAGAGTTCTCTTTGAATGAACGGTACACAATGTCCCAGAAACTACTTAGTAAAGCAAGTAGTAAATATGGTGAAGACATGGCCTCCAAGCGACAAGATGTCTCTAAAGAAGAGCTCAGCTCTGTAACCCACTGGCTTGATAATGTGCTTAGGAACCCAAACACCTCAACACTCGGAGATGCAATCACACAACTAGCATCCCGGAACCCTGAAAGTGCTAAGGTTGCTGAGGGCATTGTGAGTGAAATGTTCAAGGACCCTAAGCTTGCTGACCGTGTATCTGTTGACCCCCTCACTAAGAAGCTAACTCCTAAAGATATCAAGAATTGCAACCTTTACTGTGAAGGTTTAGCTAGGTCCTTGGGTATAAAAGAAGCTAACAGTAGAAGCTCTAATCTTAGTAAAAGTGAAGTTCTTAACAAATACTACTCCATCGGAAGCCTTATCCAATTCAAGATGAACTCCGGTAAGTATAGCAACTATCATGAATTACTTAAAGATATCACTAGTGATATGGATAAGAATTCCAAACGAGTTGCTACAGAGATTGTGAATGAACTTAGTGTAAGGAATGTGAGGTATAATGGCAAATAGTTACTATGGCTCCAGAATCAGTGACAATATAGCCGAGACGCCTGAGGGCTTCTTGGTATGTCATAACGTACCGCTTGCTAGAGTTGGTACACAAGAATACTTAGGCTCTGAAGTCGGTAAACCTGAGCTAGACATTGTGAAAGTATACCGAAGGCCAGAGGAAGTATTCAAGAAATCGGCTATAGACTCCTTTGAAGGCAAGCCGGTCACTAATGACCATCCACCTAAGTTAGTCGAAGGTGGTGACGCTATGTCCTATCTCAAGGGTGTCTGTAAGAATGTTCACAGAGGTACAGGCGAAGACTCTGATAAAGTTGTAGCTGACCTTGTGATATATGACCCTACACTTATCTCACTTATCAAAGACGGTAAGAGAGAAATTAGTGCGGGCTATACTTGCTCATACGCTGACTTTAACGGCGAGCTTGAGCAGGTTGATATTGTGGGAAACCATGTTGCCGTTGTGGGTAAAGGCAGAGCTGGTAGCTCTGTTGCTATCCGTGATGAGAAGCCTACAAGGAGGAAAAAGATGGCTAAAAAGAAACAAAGCATCCTAGACAGAATGTTCCATGTGTTCGTGAATGACGAAGACACAACACCAGAGGACATTAAAGAAGCAGCGGATGCTGTCAACGAACTTGAAGAAGGTGAGACTGTTGACACTGAACCAACAGAAGACCCTACTACTAAAGCTATTCAAGATGCTCTAAAACCAATCATGGACCGCTTAGACGCACTTGAAGCTAAAGACTCAGATGACGAAGAAGACTTCGTTGAAGACGAAGATGAGGACGAAGATTTCCTCACTGACGCTGACGAAGACGAAGAAGAAGCATTGGACGAAGATGGCGAAGCATCCCCAGAGGAAATTGCTGAAAACTTAGACCATGATACTGTGGCCTATATGTTAAAAGCTATCCGCCCTCAAATTGCACGTATGCCGGCTAAAGATGCAGCTGCTATCACTAACAAGTTGAACCATGCTTTAAAACGTAAAGCGGTCAATGATGATTATGATAAGCTCTTCAATCACACTACTAAACACTCCAAACAAGTGACTGGTGGTGGCTTTGGTGAAGCATGCCGTTCCCGTAACCCACATTTCAAAGGAGGTAAATAATAATGCCAGGAAAAGTAATCGGTAAATCTCTAAACTTTGGTTATCCAGGTCAAATTGCTAGAACAGGTGATGAAGTATCTCGTACCTTCCCTGTGAAAACTGGTCCAATCAACTTTGGTCAAGCTGTACAGCTTAATGCTGATGGCTTGCTTGTGCCATTCGCTGGTGAGTTCGCTGGTGTGGCCATGAGACGTGTGAAATCTGCGTTAGCTTATACAGGTCAAAATCTTGGCCAATATATCGCCGGGGATGCTTGTGATATCCTCGAACGTGGCTCTATCACTGTCCATGTTGTGGCTGGTACAGCTAAACCTGGTGCTAAAGTATACGCTTACAAAGTAGCCTCTGCTGGTAAAGAAGTAGGTGACTTTGCGGCAGCTGCTGAAGGTACAAATACCGTAGAATTAGCGGACGTTAAGTTTGCTACTGCAGCAGATGCTAACGGCGTAGCTGAAATTGTTATCTTGAACCGCAAAGGTCTATAATAGGAGGTAAAACATGACATTCCCAAAATTTGGTAGCAATCCTATGCCAGTAATGGACTCTTCTGCTATTACTTCTGGCTTGGCATTCTTGGAATCTGAGTTAGAAAAGAAAGACTCCTTACTTCGTGAACCATTACAAGCTACTACATATCCACGTGATATTACTATTCAGTCCGGTGGTGGCTGGGTGGAAGCTACGTCTGCATTTAACATCGACTACGGTGTAACTGGCGGCTCTGGCTCTGGTGCTGTAGGTGGTGTGGCTAATGCTGTACGCTCTATCCAAGCTAACGTAGGTAAAGACCTCTTCAAGGTATTACCTTATGAAATCACAATGAACATCAAATATATTGATGTGCAACGTGGTATGGTAACTGGCCGTTCTATCGAAACAATGTATAATGAAGGTGTACGTCTTGACTTCGATAAGTACATGGACTCCAATGTTTATGTAGGTAATGCTGAGTACGGTACTCAAGGTATTGTGAACCAAACCGGCGTTACTCCTGCTTCTGTTAAAATGAACGCAGCTTCTAAAACAGAATGGTCTTTCAAAACACCACAAGAAATCTTGGATGATGTCAACGAAGCTATTTTAGCAGCTTGGGAGGCATCCGGTTATGATGAGTCCGCTATCCCTAACCATATCTTGTTACCACCTGCTCACTATACTAAATTAGTGAACACAACCCTTGCTGTAGCTGGTGTAGTGTCCGGCGGTATTTCTTTATTGAACTACCTCTTGGAAAATAACATCGCTAAAGCTAAAGGTGTGGACTTATTCATCGGTGAGTGCCGTTGGTGTAAAGGTGCTGGTGCTGCTGGTAAGGACCGTATGATTGCATACCGCAATGAAGAACGCTTCATTGGTATGGACTTACCGGTTGAGCTTAGCCGTGCTATGACACAACCAGACCCTAATACTGCATCTTATGTATCTCTTTATGTGGCTAACGTAGGTCAAGTTAAAGTACACTATGTAGAGCCTTTCGTATATCGAGATGGTATCTAATAGGAGGAAACATGGTTAGAATCTTTGCTAAAAAAGCGATTGGCTTCCGTAATCACGAAACCAACCAAATTATCCCTGTCCGTGCCTTGGACTTTGCTGAATTACCTGACTGGGTTACTCAAGACCCTATGTTCGATTGGGCAAAGGCAGATGGTACTATTGATGTGATTGATGGCGCTGGTCCAAAAATCACTAAAACGGCAGCACAAGGGTCTCCAGCCCCTGCTGACGAGGAAAACGATGGGGAACCTACTCCAGACGCCTCTGAGGACCTAAATTCGCTCTCTAAAGACGAATTGAAAGCGAAAGCTAAGGAATTGGGCTTACCTTACTCTGGTAAATCTAAAGAAGAGCTTATCGAAGCAATTCAAAAAGGTGAGTAATCATGTGGCGCCATGCAGAACTATATGCTGTGATAGCAAGAGCTGCTGGTATGTATCACACCACTGATAACCCTGAGTACACGAGTGATAACTTCCTAGAAGCTTACCCACAATTCTCACTACTAGATACTAACGTAGTGGAAGCGTGGGTAGGTATCGCTCATCAATGTGTGAAGTATTCTCTGTGGGATAGAACGTGGGAGTTGGGTATGGGCTTGTTTATAGCCCATTTCCTCACCTTATATCAGCAGACAGTAGAGGAAGACATGGATAACCCAGTGCTATCCAAGGGTTTATCTCGTGGCTTAGTATCTTCCGAGTCTGTAGGTGGAATGAGTGTCTCCTATGACCTTGGCTCATTTACTAGTGAGTTTGACGGTTGGGGCACTTTTAAACAGACTATATATGGTCAACAGTACGTCCATTTCTTGCAGATGATGGGCGGCTTTATTATGTGCGTTTGGTGATGAAAGTAACTAAGCGTCCTCTCATTAAACCGAGAGACGTTGTAAATAGACTTAGCAAAGTTGATGTGTTGATAGGTATACCGCAAGAGGCCAATGCTCGTGAAGACGGCGGGCCAATTGGTAATGCTTCCTTATTAATGCTTCACACAGTTGGTAGTCCGGTACAAAATATTCCACCTCGTCCGACTATACAACCCACAATAGCTAAGTATAAGCAGTTCATTACTGACAAACTAAAGTCTGCTATGAGTGAATATTCCAAGACTGGTAATGACGGCAAGCTCCGTGCCTTAGGAATGTATATCTCTTCCCAAGTGAAAGAGTTCATCAATGACCCAGGCAACGGACTTACACCTAACAGTCCTAGAACTATTCATCGAAAAGGCTCAGCATTACCTCTCGTAGATACTGGTGAGCTCCGTAACAGTATTACTTATGTGATTAGAAAGAGGTAGAATATGATTGATATATCATTCCTACTCCTTCGCTCAGCGTTCACCACTAGCTTTACGTTGATAGAGTCTGTGGGTCAATGGGTAGATGGTAAGTGGGTTATATCAGATGGCCAAGAAGTCACACTTCAAGGTGCAGTATCACCTACTTCACAAAATGACTTGGACCGACTACCTGAGACATCAAGGTTAGAATGTACAACTACATTCTGGGTGAAGGGTAAGACTCACCTAAACATTGACTCTGCTCATCCACCCCGCATCAGGTATAAGGGTGCAACGTATACTATCACACAAGAAGAAGACTACTCAAACCATGGCTTTACAAAGCTGTACGGTAAGAAATTAGGGGGTATATGATGACATACACCGAACTCTATACCTTACTCAAGTCCTGTATTTGTGATTGCCTTGGCGCTGACCTTCATAGCGGTAGAGTACGTGAAGCCTACCAACAGTCAGATGCACCCCAGTTCACTATCAATGATGATGTGGTAGTCACCTATCTCACTGAGAAAGATGACCCTTATTCTCATCAACGGAATACCGTCTACGAGGAGACTAATGACTCTGTGATACTACATCATAAAGGCACTAGGGTGTGGGACTTGCATTGCTATTGCTATGGGCCTAACTCGTATGAAATGGCGGACCTTATAAGAAGCCATATTCTAACGAGCCAGCTAAAGTCTAAACTGCACCGCCATAATGTGGCGCTTGTACCAACTATTCCCACTATTCAGAGCATGCCTGAGCAAGCTCAAGGTCAATGGTGGAGTAGATGGGACATCACCCTTACTTTTAATGAGTCCTATGATTATACTGAGGACGTTGGTACCATTGACCATATCAAGACTAATGTGAGTATTGCTAAGGCACCTAACCAAATTGACCTAAGTAAAACTAGGGCTTTCAATGATATGTTTACTACTAACAGATAGGAGGACAAATGCCTACTAAACCTTTACAACTCAATGAGGTAGTTAACTTTGTGGTTAATCTAGCTCAGCGCTCTGCTCAACGTAAAGCCTTTAACATTATGCTCCTCGTAGGTAAGAACACAGTCATTCCTAAGGAAGAACGTGTGAGAACTTACACTACGCTAGAAGCTATGTTAGCTGACGGCTTTACTACTAATGACCGTCTCTATAAAGCTGCGGCTTTAATTAAGGCACAGTCCCGCTCTCCAGTGAAGTTTTGCATTGGCACACAAGATGCTAATGAAACTATGCTCCAAGCTATCACAGCTTGCCGTGAAGCTCACTATGACTGGTACGTGGTAGTGCCATGTGCTGAGTTGACTGTACAACAGCACTTGGATAACATGGCTTATACCAATGCTTGTACTCCAGATACAGTATATGCTTTCACATCTAAAGCAGCTGAAGACTTGCAGGGCGGTGACGGTAGTATCTTCAAAAAGGCTAAAGACCTTAAATACCGCCGTACGATTGGTATCTACTCTACCAAACATGATGACGCTGTAGCGGGTATCATGGCTTATGCTATGGGTATGATGACTGGCACTATCAATAGTGCTTTTACTCTTAAATTTAAGGGTATTGCTGGTGTAACAACTGAGAACTCTGAGGCTGCTATTGCTGTCTCTGCGGTTGATAAGTTGAAAAAGCAAAACGGTAATATCTATGTGAACCGTGGGTTCTACTATGATATGTTCGAAGAAGGCACAATGGCAGATGGTACATTCTTTGATGAAATCATTTACCTTGATAAATTAAAGAATGACTGTCAATTAGCCTTGATGGACCTATTCGTACAGAATGCTAAAATTGCTCAGACTGAAGGCGGTATGACCCGTATTCACAATGCTCTAAATGGTGTGTTAAAAGACTACCAACGTATTGGCTATCTTGAAACGGGTGTTTGGCGTGGTGATACTATCCTTGGTCTAAAATATGGTGATACTGTAAACAATGGCTACCTAGTTCAATCGGAGCCAATCGCTGAACAGAACCAAGCAGACCGTGAGAACCGTATTGCTCCACCTATTTATATCGCTCTTAAGCTTGCTGGCGCTATCCATAGTGCAGTAGTTCAGATTGATGTTAACCGATAGGAGGTACAAATGGCTAACTTCTCTACTTATTCTTTTACTGATATTGAGTTAGTATTATCCCACCCTAGCTATGGCCAATTCTCTTTGAATGGTGAAGGTGCGGGCTCTATTCAAATCAATAAAACTACCGAGCGCTCTACCCACAATGTGGCCGCAGATGGCTCCGTTATGACCTCCAAAATTGCTGGTGATAATGGTACTGTAGTAGTCAACGCTCAACAAACTAGCGACTTACACTCCTGGTTACAAGGCTTATTTAATTATTTAAAAAGCGCCAATACCAATGAGTGGGCTCAAATCTCTATGACAATGCGAGCACCTCATATGGGGCGTAATGTTATTGGTACTTATGGCTCTATTCAAAAAGAACCAGATGAGACCTTTGAAACACAAGGCGGCTTACTTGCTTGGACATTACTCTTTGCTGATGTACAAAAAACTAACCGCTCTATTTAAGGAGGCACATTATGAAAGAGAAATTAGTTGAGATTGAGGTAGAAGGTAAAAAGCGTACCTTCTTAGTTAAGAAGTTTGACGCTCGGACGGGTTCTTATGTGATTTACACAGTATTAAACCGACTCTTACCATCTATCTTAGAATTCGCTCAGCCAGAAGCTCGTCAGAAGCTTGAGGGTGGTACTCATGCAGTCACAGAGATGGCTACAAAGGTACTCTCTAGCTCTACATTGAGCGAAGCAGAATTCTTAGACTTACAAAATAAATGCCTACGAGTATGCTATGAAGTGTTACCAGCAGGTAATACACCTGTAATCAACACAGCTGGCCAGTATGGTGTGATTGGCTTAGAGGATGACTTAGTGACAGTATTCCGTCTTACATTGGAGGCCCTTGTGTTTAACCTAAAGGGTTTTTTCACCGGCGGCGGCTTGACGCAAGCATTCCAGAGCCTGCAGGGTATGAAGTCTGCCAACTAAAGAATCTAGACCCATTCGTTTACTTACCTGTAATAGAGGGTATGTGGAGACAGCATGAGGTATTTGATGGTACTTATGACTTTGATGACCTTATGGACGCTCACGAGATACTACTCGTAAGACAGGAGAATAAGCGTAGGGCTCAAGAACACACAGAATTATTACAAGGAGCACTATAGATGGCGAGAAATATAATTGATGAATATCTGGTCTCGTTGGGAGTAGATATTGACCATTCTTCTATCTCTAAATTAGATAATGCTCTAGGTAAAATTGAGGGCATGGTAAATGCTACTGCTTCGCTCGGTAAGAACTTAGCAGTAGCTTCTACTGCAATCATTGGCTCTATATTTGGTATCATTAGCGCTGGTACAGCATTGGTAACGTCTAATGCTAATGTGGAGAATTCTTACGCCACATTATCTGCTAGCATGATGATAACAGAGAGACAAGCTAAGTCCATGAAAATGGCCCTAGATGCCCTTGGTAAATCACAGAACGAGGTAATGCTTAACCCGAAGCTCCGGGAGCAATACAGAGCGCTTTTAGCCGATAATCAGGCTATGTCTGTAGGCGGTGACTATAAAGCCATGATGAATGAAGTCACGGACTTTATGTTTGAGTTCACCCGCCTCAAACAAGAGATAGCTGTCGGTATGCAGTGGATAGCTTATTATATTGTGAAAGATTTAGCTGGCCCACTTGGTGAAGCTAAAGACATCATGAAGCAGATTAATAACTACATTATCCAGAACATGCCTAGAATTACTCGTACTATCGCAACTGGCTTTGGCTATGTGAGGAACATATTCTTTGCTATATGGCGTGTGTTTAAAGCTATAGCGCTTCACATCAAAGAGTTCTGGGAGAATTTACCGAAAGCAGGCAAGAAAGCATTTATTGCTTTAGGACTAGCGCTATTCGCAGCTAGTGGACCCGTGGGTGCACTAATTGTAGCTCTAGGCAGTTTGTTATTACTCCTAGAAGACTACTTTGCCTACATGGACGGCAAGGAGTCTATGTATGGTAAATACTGGGAGAAACTGAATGAAGCCCTAGACTCCGTCAACGGAGCATGGGACAGTATGCTAAAATATGTGAGAGAATTCTTTGACTGGATAGAAAATTCAGATAAGATAAAAAGGTTTACAGGCCTAATCACACGTTTAGCTACAGGTATTGCTTGGCTAGCTTCTGAGTTAGGCAAGCTTATTTTTAATTTCTTAACCAAATTCTATGATACTTTGTCTGATACTGGTACTCTTGATGAGTTCACTGGTGCACTATCTGAAATCACAGACGCTGTACTTGACTTAATCAACACACTTGGGGACTTAGTATATGAAGTACTAAGTATATTCTTTGAGGACATGGAGAAGACTGATATACTACAAGCCTTCTGTAACTTCCTTACAGAGATAGTACGTATCTTCGCTATGATGATAAGAGCTGTGGCTAGTATAATAAAACTATTCACTAAGTTCTTAGAGCAACTCAAAGGTGACCCTAAGATAAAGGCTTTCTGGAAGAGTGTAACTACTCTCTTTGATGAGTTCTTTAAAAAGCTAGCTAGTGGGTTATCTACCCTAGGTAAGATTGGTAAGATTATTGGTCTATTATTGACGGGTAACTTCGCTGAGGCGGCTAAATTAGCTGGCCAGACGATTACTGGCGGTAGTGGTACGTTCACTGGGACTGGAGAAGCTGGTACTACAGCATTAGAGGATGTTGAATACCTAGTTAAAAATGGTCTCCCTGAGCAACTAGCTCTTGCTATTGTGGCCAATCATGGTCAAGAGTCAGAGCATGACCCTACTAACTATGTGGCCAATGACAGTGATGGAAGACCTTCTGGTGGCCTAGGTATGTGGCATGCTGACCGGCTCGAAGACCTTAAAGCCTTTGCGGCTGAGAGAGGCACAGAATGGACTGACCGTAAAACTCAGTTAGATTATATCATAGCTGAGGCCAAAGGTCTACGAAGTGGCTATAACTACTCTGCGGTAGCAGCTCGTGCAGCAGCAGCCGGCTCAGTAGAAGAAGCTACACAGATATGGACTGATGGGTATGAAGTACCAGACCCACAATACGCCAATTATGCACGAAGACAAGCAGATGCTACTGCTTTGAAATCAGTATGGCAATCTAAGAAAGATACTAAGACTGCCATGGGTGACGGTACACTAGGTGGTGTGATTGCTGGTCATGCCCAATTAGCTAGAGAGAAGTTCAATAACTGGATAGGTAATACTAGCAGTTTATCTGGTGCATCTTCTTTCGCTTCACCACAACCTGTGGTCTTTAATGGTGGGATAAATGTCAATGTAGCTAATTCTAATGCTTCTGCTGAGGATATTGCTAATGCTACTTCTAAAGGTATCATGAAAGCTCTTCCTCGAAGGAATATAGATAGTATGTACGATAGGGGGTCTGGTGTAGTATGAATCTAAAAACATTAGTAACCGCAGCTAAAGACTACGGCAAAGAAATTACTAGCTCTCGTGCTAGCTGGACTGACTTCACAAAGCAAGTAGCTAAGACCTTAGGTAATAGAACCTTGCTTGATTATACTACTATGTTCAATAACATGGATGCCTTCCTGGTGCGGTCAAACAGCTGGACTATAGGTGGTGCTGTCTTTAATGGTATCATGAGTACAGACCACCTTATCCAAGTTAACCCTACACATTACCCGGTACAAACTGGCTCTGTAATGACTGACCATTCTATCTTACAACCGGCTGAGCTTAATATCGAGATACTTGTCTCAGATGCTCAGAGCAATACTGCTAACTGGGGTAGTGTGCGTACGGGTAATAAATTTGTGGACCGTCTACTAGACGGCTATGGTAAGGTGCAGAAGTTCAAGAACCTACAGACCATGTTCTCACAACCAGGCCAAGTTGCTTCTGCTGGTGAACGAGGTGCCTCTGCGTGGGCACTCTTGAAATCAATGGCCGAGGCACGTATTCCGGTAGATATTGTGACCCGATTGGGTACATATCACAATATGCTTATCCAGAGTGTAAATGCACCTGATGAGCTATCTACCCTATATGGTCTTCGTGTGAGTATTCACTGCGTACAAATTCAAGTATCTAATGTGGCCGAGGTGGCTGTCTCTGCAAGAAAACAAGTCAGTCAATCTACCAATGGTGGTGTCCAGCCAGTAGATACTGGGTCTGACGCTAACAAGAAGAGTGTGTTAAAAGCTATTGATGATAGTCTATAGGAGGTAGCATATGAAGTCAATTATACCTATTACAAATAGGCCAAATAATACTTTCTCTTGTAAAGTACCTATAGACAGTAAAAACATTACTCTCACTTTTAATACACACTTCAATGAGGTAGCTGGGTACTGGTCAGTATCTATCTCTAATTCTGATGGGGTGGAGCTTATCCACAACCTACCTATCCTACCTAGTCAGAATATACTATCACAATTATCTTATATGGGCATTGGGAGTGCTTATATAGTCAAGGGTGATAATCTGACGGAGGAGGAGTGGCCTAGTGAAGACTCGCTGGGTACTAACTGGTATTTAGTTTGGAGTGATACACCGTGACGGCTAAACAAGAGATATTAGGTAATGAGCAACAGACACTCTACGGACGTATGTGGCAGGTGCTGGTGTGGACTGGTGAAGAGAAGGCGTTAGACGTATCAGATTTACGGATAGTCTTTGAAATCAAGCAGAACGCACTAGGCCAGCCTGGTATCATGCATCTTGTAGTGTATAATCTCAGCCCTGAGTCTGAAGCTCAAATTATACAAGAGGGCTTCCATATCCAGCTTATTGCTGGGTATCAAGCTCAGTATGGTATCCTCTTTGAGGGTGATATTATACAAGTATTCCGGAATCGTGAAGAAGGTACGGAATACAAGCTAGAAATTATTGCAGCTGACGGCAAGAACTGGATGGGTATTAATTTTGTGAAAGCCACACTAGCTGCTGGGTGTAACCCTAGACAAATTGTGGAGGGCGTAGCTAAATTATCATACTACCCCATTGAAATTGAGACCATATCTGAGTCTTTGCCAGAGCAAGAGCTGCCAAGGGGTAAAGTATGTTGGGGCCAGCCTAACAAGATACTGAATGATGTATCTAAAGGCACGGACTCCTTTTATCATGTGAGCCAGGGAAAACTTACTGTCCGTAAATATACAGACCCGATACCAGAGGACAAGATGATTGTCTTAACTCCGGTATCAGGGCTTGTGGGGACGCCAGAGTACACCGATGATGGTATACATATCAAAATGCTACTCAACCCCCTTGTGGGCCTTCATAGCATGATTAAAATTGATAATGAAATCATACAAAGGCAAGCGATTGACCTCGGGCTAATCACTGGCACCACAAACCTTGACCCGGGTTCTGTGAAAGCAACAGACCAGAACCTCAAATTTGACCCGGACGGTGAATACGAAGTATATTCCTATGTTCACTCGGGTGATACACATGGCCAAATATGGACCACAGAGGTTGTGGGTATCGGTAGAAATGGTAGGGCTGGCTTGCCAGTTGCAGTCGAAAGTGCAGAAGGGACGGTGAGAAGTTGATAAGTGTAGAGAACAGAACTCATGGTGAGTTAGACAATCAGCAAAAGACTGAAGACCAGATAGCTCGTTCATTGTGGACAGCTATACCGGGTATTGTTGAGAGTGTTGACTACCAAGAGCAAACTGTAGCAGTCCAACCCACTATCCGTGAGAAGGTCAATCTCGAGGGTGAGTACCAATGGGTAGAATTACCTAAGCTTATCCACGTACCCTTCTTTATTTATAGTGGTGGTGGTTATACTATCACAATGCCTATCCAGCCCGGTGATGAGTGTCTTGTGGTCTTTGCGGATATGTGCATAGATGCATGGTGGCAGTCTGGTGGTATACAAAACCAAATAGACCGCCGTAGACATGACCTCTCGGATGGCTTTGCTATATGTGGCTTTAAATCACAGCCTAATACTGTGCCTGGCTACAGCGGTAGTTCTGTACAGATTAAGAGCGGTGGCCACACCATATTTGATATTACTGCCAGCAAGGTAACTATCAATGCTGATGTTACTATCAACGGTAGCCAAGTGGTATCAAACAATCACAAAGTGGGCGGTACTCTTACCGCTGGTGGAATTAATATGAATAGCCACACCCATAGAGGTGATAGTGGCGGTAGTACAGGGGGTCCAAGATGAGGTATCGAAGACTAGACAATGAAGGTGACTACACCTTTGGAGCTGGTAGTGCAGATATGCTTCTGGATATAGAAGCCTGTGCTCAAGCTATTAAAACTCGGCTATGGCTACTCTTTGGTGAATGGTGGGAAGACCTCACAGACGGTCTACCACTGTTCCAAAAGGTACTAGCCCAGCGTGATATTAATATAGCCTCTGAGGCTATTCGTGACCGTATTATAAAGACCCCACACGTAACTAGCATTATCTATTTTAGTGCTGACTGGGACAACGAGCAAAGACAGCTAGCTATCTCATGTGTGGTGGAGACTGATTATGGTCAACTTACAGTGGAAGGGGTGAAATTCTAATGGCTTATTTCAAGCCCTATGTGGATGCTTCAGGCTTCCACTATCCTACTTATGATGACATCAAGCAAGAGCTTGTGAGTGAGATGAAGCGTATCTACGGGCAAGACCTGTACTTAGAGAATGATAGTCAAGACTACCAGATGATAAGTGCCTTTGCCTTGAAGATATACGATACTTACCAAGCTATTGAGCTTGATTATAATAACAGGTCTGTGAAGACCGCTATTGGTACGGCGTTAGATACACTAGTAAAGAATAGTGGTATCACTCGTAAGAAAGCCTCCTACAGTACTGTGAAGCTAACCGTCACAGGTGAGCCTGGTACTGGTATCATAGGTGGACTGGCCAAGGACACTGCGGGTAATACTTGGGCACTTAACGATTACTACTTAATCATACCACCGAGCGGCTCTATTCAAGTAGGTGCTACCTGCACTAAGCTCGGTGACATCACTACGAATGTAAACACTATTACCAAGATAGTAAACCCTACCAAGGGTTGGATATCTGTGACCAACCCAACAATACCGGCTATGGGACAGCCGATAGAGACAGATGAACAGCTACGGCGAAGACACTCTATCTCTGTGGCTAACCCATCCCAAACGGTAATAGAGTCCACAGAAGGCTCTATAGCTGCTATACCAGGTGTAACTCGTTATCGGGTATATGAAAATGATACCTCTTTGACGGACTCCAACGGTATACCGTCTCATAGCATATGTGCTGTAGTAGAAGGCGGTGCAGATAAGGAAATAGCTCAAGCTATCTACTTGCGTAAAGGCCCAGGATGTGGTACATACGGCAGTACTACGGTGCAGCTCATACCTCGTTCAACAGTGCCTATAAACATCAAATTCTCAAGACCTACTGGGGTAGATATTGATGTACAAGTAAAAATAAAAGCTCTAAACGGCTATACCAATGAGTCTGAAATTGCTATCATCGAGCAAGTGAGGAAGTACCTATCACTTTTAGAAATAGGCCAAAACGTCTATATTTCGTCCGTGTGGTCGGTAGTCGCTCGTGCTATATCAAATATCACATTTCCTACTTTCTCCGTGTTAGAAATCAAATTAGGCTCTAATTTGAGTGGTTTAGCGGCTAGTGATATACCAGTGGGTTATAATGCTGTAGCTAAGTTTAAAAGCTGTAGGGTGGTGAAGTAGATGCCTTTATATGAAAGCTATCTCAACCTTATCACGAGTGAACACAGGACACGGCCTAAGTATATCGCTACCGTAAAGAAACTACTTGAAGACACAGACCCGGTGATGGAGTTATCATTCACAATGCCTAGCTACTTTGATATTGATAATGCTCAAGGTAGTCAATTAGACATGGTTGGTGAGCAGCTCGGTAAATCCCGGTATCTACCGTATAACCCAGCTACTGGCTCTAGTAGTGTCTTAGATGATGTAATGTACCGGCTCTTGCTCAAGTCCACTATTGCCAAGTTTAACTGGCATGGTGGTATTGAAGAGTTATATAAGCACTGGGATGAGCTATTACCTGACATCAAAATCTCTATCCGAGACAATCAAGACATGACTATGGATATTACTCTTATAGGCATTAAGAATCCTCAGCTAAAAGAACTAATTATGCTGGGTTATATTATACCTAAGCCACAAGGGGTACGGTTGAACATACAAGTATCTGCTAACCCTGTGTTTGGTTATGATTTAGATAATAGCTCCTTTGCTGGCTATGAGAAAGGTGAGTGGGCAGAAGATGGCCAATAACAACTTTAGGGTCTTCAACGAGGCCAAGAATAACATAATGAGTGATAGCGAGTACAACCTACACTCTCAGCGCCGTTCTGGTGTAACTAGTGGTATCGCTAGTTCAGCGCTTCACAATAAGCTATATCGTCAGACATCACTAGTAGCTAAAGCTGTGGCTGACTTCGTAGCTAGCCAAGGTCTAGATGCTACGGATAATGATGACAGACTCTTCTCTGCTAATCTCGATACGGCCCTCAAGAAAATCACAAAGGTACCACTTGAGGAACACCGCACCATGGAAGAGCTGGACCATCCGGACCGCTCAGTGACTACCGAGAAGATTAGAGATAAGGCTGTTACCGAGGATAAGCTGGCCACAGATGCAGTCACTACCCAGAAGATTAAAGACAAGTCTGTGACAGAAGCTAAGCTCGCAGATAAGTCAGTAACTATGGCTAAGGTGAGTGATGAGCTAAAGCGGTACTTGACCGAGACCTATGTACGTAAGGCCGGTGATACTATCGAAGGTGACCTCACCTTTAGTACCTCTAAGGGTGCTATCTTCATGGATAACACAAACCTCATCAGTGCTAAGGTTTATGTGAATACCAACGGCACCCTGGACATCGGGGTCAATAGCTCTGAGAATAAAGCTATAGATAATATCTCGCTATGTAGTATGAATAAGCCCCGTTGGTATAATAAGAATAATGGTTCACATGAGCTAGCTACCCTAGACGAGCTCATGGACGAAGTTAAGAAGTATTTACCTCTCAAAGGTGGTACTATGACGGGTAATATTACCTTTGCTAATAACTCCGGTATCCTTATCAACCGCAAAGCAGGTGGGGGTACCCACACTATCACGGATGGTGGTGTTGAGGGTGGCCAAACTAACCTAGATATTGGTAATAAAGACGTTACACCACAAGCTAATCTGTGCTGTTATCAACGGCCGGGCTGGTACGGCAAAGATAAAACTACTACCTTCAAGCCGTTCCTCTTCGATGATGATATGATTATCACCTCTGGTACTATAGCTAATGGCCAAACACTACCTACCCCAGACGGGTTTAGAGAAGATGAGTGCCACTGGATACTAACGGTAGCAGAATCTCACCCTAACGATGGTTATAATGATACTAGAGGACTATTACGTATGCAGAATGGGGCCTTTGCCGCCAATGTAATCTGTAAACGTGAAGGCCGCCAGGTTAAAGTGGGAGTAGAATACACCACTGGTTCTGGCAATACAGACTACTACCGTGGTAAAAAATTCTATCCAGGCGTAGCTAACTATGTGTGTATCGCTAGAAGGAAGGTATAACCATGGACTATATATTACGTATCAACGAGACCATCCACATGGGCTCTGACTGGGGCCGTGTGTATGATGTCAAAGGTGACCTGAATTTTGATAATGCTGTAGGGGTGTGTAAGATACGCACCCTAACAGACAAGCTCTTACTAGAGGCGGACTGTACAATGGACAAGAACCGTCTTATAGTGTGGGTGCGGGGTACTGAAAGCTTGAAGCTTAGCCGTAAGCTAACCCGATGTAAGTATGATGTCTTCCTTCAAACTGAAGGTCAGACTATAAAATTAGTTATGGGTATGATGACTATCATACCTGATGTTAGTATGCACTAGGAGGAATAACTATGGCACAAGAAAACGAAGTAGTAAATGTGAAGCCGTCCGGCGTAGTCACTATCAATGTGGGTGTACCCGGCATACCTGGCGTACCAGTCCAGTCTTTCCGCTTTGATGACTTAACGGAAG